TCTGGAAAGATAATCCAATCATCCGATAATAAATCAGAGACTGAAGGAACCCATGTGTTAGTCTTAGTAGGTTGTGTTAATATGAAAAATGGCTCAACTGAACCAAAATTCCTAACAATACTGACATACATGTTTTTACCGTTCCAACCTGTACGTGCTAGTTTGTGGTTTGCAATTATTAAATCTAATGCGTGACTAAATTTCATTTGTGTTTTGCTCCACATACAGTGCATGTGAACCCTTTCTTCTGATCTGGATTCATCACTCTCATTCCATTGCCATGGAGTTTATCCTGATTAGGATGTTGACATGTACATCTTTTAATTTCTGCGTTCATATTTCAGCCTATGCCGTAAAAGCCCCAATCATCCTCAAATTTAGTAGGATCGGGGATATCGCTCATTACATCTTTCTTTGTTAAGATGTCCGCTTCTGTTAATGTTTTACCACCGACAACTGATTTACCAGCAACTGGAATTAATCCTTTGTCAATAGCTTCTTCTAAATATTTATCATATAATTCTTTTGGAAAACCTCTAGCTAACATTTCATCTAAAGTAACCTTGACAGGGTTCTTATCTAGTACGTTAGCATATAACTTTCTTATACCCTTCCGGGCCTCCAGCATATCGGCTGCATTGGCGAAAAACGCATCGTGAATGGTGCTTGTGGCAATCTTATTGTCTCGTCCCCATAGATGGAAATTCTTGACCAATGTTGCGTCATTGGAGTGGTTCGATGTGTTCAGATTACTCGCTAGGTAATCCCGTCAATATATTAAGCTTAGCAAATTTACCTTGTATTTCTATTGCTAATTTATCATATGCAATAGCAGCTTCTAATTCTGTTTCAAATTGTCCAATATATTTTCTCTCATTTTGAAATCTTATAGATGCTTTCCAACAATTTTTCTTAGCATCAAACCATACACCTTTATAACTACTTGTACCGTTTGATTGCCTTGCTTTGTTGTATTGATTTTCCAAGGCACTCGCAAGTCTTAGATTTGAAATATCATTATTTAATCTATTCCCATCAATATGGTCAATATATAGATCCTCTGGTATTTCTTTATTTGTTAAGATAAACCATACTAACCTATGCACATAATAATATTTTCCATCAACTCTTACGCGTCTGTAACCGTCTTCAGCAATGTATCCTGTCTCTTGATCTTTTTTAACAGAACCTCTTGAAATACGATTATATAATTTGCCATCTTTATAGTAGAAAAGGGCCTTTAGGCGTTCTATCTTCATTTTAAAATTCCTCTTAATATAATAACTACTGTATATTACTATACAGACCAGACTATATCTTACGTCCATGTCTCTGCGCTTCGAGCACGCTTGTGCCCTACATAATAGTCGTTGCACTACCCTTGTACTTGGCATCCATTGCCGGATAGCTCAGTATTGTCCCGTAGGAGATCCACTGAATTCACAGAGTTTTATAACGGCATTTCCACCGTTAACTGCATATGCTGTTCGTGCTTTAGTCGCGTCTGCAATGTCATTTATTTTACCGTCTGCATTAACTACCTGTTCCCACCAAGTGGCTTCTGTCTTCTGCTGCACCTGAACCAAATTATTAACCCAATTACCATCTTTGTCTTTATAGACTAATCTTTCTTCAAATGACTGGGTAAAGTTTTGCTCAATAACTTTTCCATCAAAATTAACCCATGGAACATTTGTCCATGACTTTGGTAATTTATTTGCATAAAATACTTCAAAACCTTTAGAAATGGTTACTTTCTCTATAGGCTCTAGCTTGAAGATTTTAAAACCTGTTCTACGATCTTTTGGCCCTTTCGCACCATAGATAAGATCAGCTAATGTACCATCGGGTTTCCACCCATCAAATCTTTTTAAGAATTTTTCTGATAATGCTTCACCAGCTTTTAAACCTAATATTTCACTTAACCTATCTGGAAGAGTATAACCATTTTTACGAACGCCTAAGATACCTGTAGTACCTATAGATTTCCAATTAATAGCTGATTCAGACGGTTTTGCATTAGTTAAATAATCCTCCGCCAATCTTCCAAAGAATTTAGTAAAATCTTTCAAAATAGGAACTTGCTCACTAAGGTGTTCAGACATTAACTTAGCAATGGCTTGAAAATCTTTTGGTGTAATGACCATATCATAACTATGCGTCATTTTTTCAACAAGATCTTTAGTAGCAGGATCTAGAAAATAAAGCTGCTCCATGATTTCGTCGCCAGGCTCTAAACCTTTATTGAATATATCTTTGACATTTTCCCTAAGCTGCTTAAGTTCTGCTGTTGTTTCAGGATCAAACTTTTCGTATCTTGCTGCACGCGCTGATATTTCATTTAATACTTTATCACGGTCACTGGCCTTAACAACTAGCGTTCCACCTTGTTTATCAAGTACTTTAGCAAGTTTGCCTTCAACATTAAGAATTCCAGTTCTTTCTCCAGCACCATAAAACGTAACCATATTCTGAGCTTTTGCAGCTTTACGTAAATCTTTTTCATTTAAGCCTAATCTTTCATTTAATACTTTAAAACGCGGATCATTGAATGTTGCTGCCGCAATCTCGTCATATAGACGTCTTTTCTGATTTGTCGGTACAACATTGGATAACGATGCTAACTGTTTGTTCTTAGTTGTCAATGCAATAATCTGCGCACCAGATGAAGAAGCATCTTGCTCAAGAGCTAAGGCTGTTTTGTAACTGTTCATAGGGTGCTGCGGTGCTCTTTCCCATAATTCATATTTAACACCATCTTTATCTCTAATTCCTGTTTTTGAATATCCTAATTTTTGAAATAAGTTCTTACTTGCATTGTTATCAGGTTCAATAAAGGCAAAAGAAGGTTTGTCAAACACTATTTGGTTAATTGCTTTTTCAGCTAATCCTTGGCCACGTGCGTCTGGTGAAATCCAGATTGCGGAAATTTTCTTATAACCATTGATATCTTCGGCTGAAACAATACCTTGATTATTTCCTATAGTAAGCAACGTTTCTTTACGTTTGCTCATAAATCCATTGATATACTTGTCAGCATCAGCTTTTGACAATAATGCTTCAGAAGCACCTTTTGTAAGCTGCAAATCACCTTTTAAATAATTATCTATTTTAGCTGCTTCCATAGCAAATCTCATGAACTTACCAAGTTCCTCACCTTCAATTAATTGCACCATATCTGATTCCAGAATAGCACGTAAATCTGCAGGTTTGGCTCTTAACATTTTATTGCCAAGATCTACCATATCAGGCCATAATTTATCAGCAATCTTTTGACGTCCAGTAAATGATAATGAATTATATCTACCTTCAAATACATCATTAAGGCCTCCCATAAAGGCACCTATCTGATCTCTGAAGTTTCTATATCCATCTTCGCCAAGAACTTTTTCTACTTCAGTATTTAAGAAAGGTCTGAATGATTCTCCTGATTGCGGACTAATAAGGCCACGATCATAGATCCTAGCCCGATGATCGACAAAAGCATGATTACTGAAAGCGTAATCATTATTTCTAAGCCAATCCATAGATTTAAATCGCTCATATGCATCACCACGAGATGAAATATAGTGTTTGTATTCATTTAAATCATTATACTTTTTAGCGGCACCTCTGTCATCTTCAAAGTATAATAGCTTTTGTGTAAAGTCATAAAAATCATTATCAATTTTATACTTAGATTTAGATGCCCAATTAAGTGCATCTGCCATATTCTTATCAACAAATTCTTCAGGAAAATCTGCAAAACTATGTGTTGATGTAATAGGTATTCTAGTATCTTCTAAACCAAAGACACCATTATCAATAAAATACGTTTTATAACCTTCGCGAAATACTAACTTATTCTTATCCGTTGTTACGCCAACACGCAGGCCAACATCCACTTTCCGTGTGAGCTGTGAATATTTTTGTACACGAGGATCAGTGACACGTATATTATATGATAAGGTGTCATAATAGGGACCAAATAAAGCACCACTAAGCCTACTTTTCATTCTTCGTTTTTGAACACCATATGTCTCAACTTCAAAGAACTTATTAACATTCTTAGCTTCAAGTAATTTCATTCCTGTTTCATACCATTTACGTCTTGTTCCATTCATATTTGCAAGATTGTAAAGATCACGTCCTAAAGCAATAGCAAATTGATCTCTATCAGGCATGTCTGCTAAAGACAATCTATGTGCAAACTTTAAATAGAATTGCTGTAATGCTGATTCTGAAATTCTTTCTTTGCCATTAGGCATTCTTTTAATGACTAAAGGAATTTTGTAATCAATTGTATTACGTAATTCTCTAGCTATTTTAGGAGCTACAGTATCTTCCCAATTATTCTTTTCACGAATGTTTTGAATAAAATTATCATGTAAGTCTTGTAACTGAGTTGGGCCTAATACTGGATCAATATAATTATCTTGTTTGAGTTTCTTCAATACGTTGATATCACTACGTATCTGAGTTTCAATAGCATCAGAAACATTCATTACATCAAATTTAATTTGACCTT